TTTTAGCCTACATTCCCCGACAGCCCGGCGGAATTGGTCCTTCACGTACTTATCCCAGTAGTGAAATGGCGCCTCATATTCGTAGTCATCTTCACCCTTTAGGTGTTCACCAATAAAGTGTCCGCGAGGGTTGGCCTGTCGAAGCCACGTAATTTCCGACAGGATGTAATCGACTAAGCCTCCTGCTCCAAAATGTTTCATACCGGTGTCCATTCGTCCTGTCGCGCCGTTCCGATAACGCCGCTGTCGATTAGTTGCTGAGCCATTTCTACCATGTGATGCCCCAAATTCACGGAGCGAATCGCATCTTCCATTTCTGCAACTTGCAAACTTTCCATCAAAGTTTGTTGAGTGTGTGCTTTCCACATTGTGTTGAGCACGCGCAATAGCGTTGGGTCCCACATGAACCTAGGCCGAGCTTCGGTAATCGTAGCTTTGTTATCCCACGGTAGGCGTAAATCTATGGGGTGTCCTGTCGGCCACTCCCCTGTTAGGCCAATGCCAACTTTGGGAATCCGCTTAAAAACTTTGGGGTAAGCGCGGTTAACAAGTTTCGACAGGGAACTTTCCGTCATGCCTACATTCCGCGCAACGTCTGAGGTAAATCGCCTTTCTGTCGGATGTTGGTGAACCCAGCGCATCACCCTATAGCAGTTTTCCAGGCTACTCACAATTTCTTCACCTTAACGTAACCCTCGGTCAATTCAATTGCGTCAGCCACAAACTCTGCCAGGGTCAGCTTGTCGCAAAAATCGACGGACCAATTCTTATGATTAGCTTTGGTCTTGTACTTGACTGTAACTCTGTACCGGGAAATCGGGTTAGTCACTTGTTCTCCTTAGCCATCATCAGCGCAGGCATGGTCGGCGTGGCGCCTGACGTGTCCGTAGCGCACGTAGCGGGCGGGCGGGGTGAGTCTGTAGGGTCGTACGTCCATAGGACGACAGTAATTGCCACAATGGAAATGCAGATGAGCAAAGTTTCAAGAAGTTCCTTCACTTGACGTGTGTTCATTTTCTTTCTCCCATAGGTCGGCGAAAAATGCGAACTGTATTGAGCGAAAACTACCGATGCAGGTATTCTCACGATGGATTGAAGCGCCATGTGCCAGAATAGTTAGCCCTGTCGATTTTTCTACGTAGGCTGGCCGCCCAATGATGTGATACAACTTTCCGTCAATAGTGCGATGCCACTTGACCGGATCGGTCAATGGAATTACGTTGCCCATTTAGACCCACTCCCATGAGTTGAACTCAGTGTAGCCGATTTTCCTGGCAAATCCACCCACAGTTTTTACGACAGAGCCGACAGGCATGTCCTCGAAGAATTCCCAAACATTTGCGTGGGTCGCAACTGTAACCCACTCGCCATGTTCTCCTACGTAGGCGTAAGAAGTGTAGTAGGGGTGCGACTCCTTTCGCCAAAACTTTCCTGACCATTCCTCGTAGTGAACCATTCCAGGGCCATCGAAACTCTCATCCGGGCGTGCATGCTTTGCCATTGTTTCATCCTTTCGTTGTTTGAGCCTGACCGCTCACGACAGGAGCCAACTTTGCGTAACCAGGCATAGGTTAGTTGGCTTCCATCGTCATTCGATCAGACCGGCTTAGTCTGAAGTGCGAATTACGTTCCACGAGTATCCGGGAGGTTTGTTGACGATGGTAACTTTACCCTCTGGTGTCGTCATTTTGACGTAGTAAAGCCTGCTACCAGAATGCGAAGTGTAGGGGTTGATTTCTAGAATCACCCTTTTGTGGCCCGAGTAGAAAACTTGGTCACCAACATTCAACGCCTGAGTCCGCATCCTATGCGTTTCGACATAGCCATCGCCGTAGGCCATCGAATCTTTGTGAAAGGGTACTGGTCCGGTGAAAGGCATGTCAGTAGTTTTCCTTCGTGTTGGTCAGGACGATGTTGCGAACCTTGCCGTGCTGGACTCGAATCACCCTACGCATCGCTTGTTCAGCGTTAGCTTTGTTTGTGTACATGCCACGATGCTTTGTCGGTGCGCCTCGCCGACCCGTGTGAATTGTGTAGCTCAGTTGCCAGAAATTCTTGTGTGCCATGACTGTTTCCTTAAGTTTGGTTGGGATGCGGAATGCTACGTAGCCTGAGCCGTCGAGAATCTCTGTCTTGTTCATAATTTCCAATCCGTTGTTGCGGGTGGCTACTGCGGGTAATGTGCGGTTACTGCGGGTGAACATGTTCAGTGGCTGAACTATACCCCGTTTGGTGTCCTAAGATGGTCCTGTAAGGGTATCAGATGGTTCTAGATGGTGTCTAGACATAATCGGGATAGGGTCTAGACCGTATCTACCTGATAACGATTCCCACTCAACCGTCGTACAGGTGTTCGAAATCGTCGTACAGTGGTGGACGATAGGAATTTTGGGTGTTTTGAGACATTTTTTTAAACGGGACCAAAAAAGGACATTTGGGAAGAGAGTAGAGGACTTCCTTTCAGTCCGTCCTACTCTCCCCACTTTTGCCATATTTTCAACACATGTCATATTCTCGTTAGGGCAACTCTCGGGAATATGCGAGTGATTATGTGAGAGTTGGGACGATGCGAATTCCGCAGTCATCACAGTAGACGGGGTAGGCTACTGGTTCGCTAGTGGCATTCGACGTGTCAGACGTCAAAGCTCTACCGTTTTCGTCAGGAAGGATGCTGGCACATTCAACGCAAAATCTCTCATCTTCGTAAAAGTAGACCATCGTTGCCATCGTCGTGTCCTATTCTGTACCATACATGGATTGTGGAAAAGGTGAGGCCAGTTTAACGTCATGGCCTAGGACGTTTGTGGAACTATGCCGCTTCCTGCTCCTCGCCCTTAGCGTTGCCACGGCCGATCACGGTAACCTCAACCGGGGTGCCATTGTGCTCGAACGTGAACGTGGTTTCCTTCTCCTGCGACAACACGCGCAGGCCGCCGGTGCCAAGGTTCTGAAGGTTGGTGGAGAGATGACCCTTGTCAACGCCGATCACCTCAGCCACATTCTCCAACGTGGGGAAGTCCTTACCCTTAGCAGGAGCAACAGGGTTACCGTTCACCTTTGCGTTGCCAAGGCGGGGGTTCCAAGGCTTCTCACCAGCGGAGTTTCCGGTCACGCTACCGTGAGACAGTACGCGCCACCCCTTAAGCCCCTCGTTTTCTGGCTGAAGCAGGTTCTTGAATCCGGTGATGATCGTGTTGACGTCGGTTAGGTCCTTAGCAAGTTGCGCCGGATCAACGTCCGTGACAACCTGACCAACCTCTGCAATCTGTGCAGCTTCCTTTGCCTTAGCGACCAGTTCGCGAATCTTGGCAGAGCGTGCCTTGATGTCAGAATCAACCTCGTCCTTGATTACCTTGATCTGCGCTTCCAACGCTTCAATCTGCGCGCGCTGGTCGTTGTACTTCTCATCTTCCTTAATCTGGGTAAGCTTCGTGTTTGCGCGGGCAAGCGTGTCACGGTAGGCGACGGCCTCTGGGGTCGAACCGTTCTCGATTTTTTTGTCGAGCTGGTTGCGCGCTTCACGAACCTGAGCGAACTTGTCAACGATCGCCTGCCCCTCTTGAATCTTGGCGATGAACATGCCACCAAACGCGGCTGTAGTAGGGCCAGTGGCAGGGTCTGAGACACTAGCGGGCACTGCCGGGTAGGTAAGAGCAGACATGATGTGAAGCCTTTCTGGTTGGAGTGAGTCTCGGGTGACTCAGCTCGTTTGGTTGTCCTATCAGTATGACAGGGTTAGTTCAGTGTGGCAACCTCGTTTGGAAAGTTTCTAGGGCTATCTCAGACGTCATTCTCCTCATCTGCCACAAGTTTCATCCTGTCCACCACTAGCTCTACATGGTGCAAGTCAGCATCCGTTACCGCGTAGCTGTAGGTCATGGCATAGAGGTATAGCTCACCGTAGCCAAGATAGCAGGTCTCGAAAGTTGCCATCGTGTTGTCGTAGTCAATGTGAGCGTGACAGTCACAGTCACAGGGTGACGCATTGTAGGTTGTTTCCCAAAGACAGTCGTAGCACTGGTTGTCGATACAACTTACGGTGCGAGTCATGACGTTGCCTTTTTCACTAGTTGTTCGGTGGCATGCCTGACAATAAAGGCTAGGGTTTCCGGTGAGAGTTTCGCTTCGCAGTAACGGTAATCATCATTCTGGTTCGTGAACGTAAGAGTGAACGATCCGGCTACCGAACCGAGTGAAACAAACTTTAGTTCGTGAGTCTTTCGTGTCATGACGTTGCTTCCTTTACTGTGATTTTACGGATGGCTGACATAGGGCCGTGGTCAATGTAGGTTTGGACAAGCTTAGGCAAGGTTGCGAGTGGGTGAGACTCGTAGCGTGTCTTAGCTCCTGATTTCCACGTTATGACGACTCGGACGTTTTCGACGGGGTAACGGTTCATTGCTAGATTTTCCCGTTCTTGGAATCGTGGATAACGGCAAGGATCATGAACATGACGAACAGGACACAGACTACGATGATTGCTAGCCTTTCTAGGCCACCATGCATTGCGATGAAATCAGACATCGTCGTCTTCCTCTGTCTCGCCTGTGTTGAGGGATCGCCAGTAGTTGTCATCCAACTCGGCTAGAGTGTAGTCATCCGCCAGTGATGCGTTTGACAGAAACATACCAACTAAACCAGCGTTTGACAGGAGAGTTCCATCTACTAGTGACCAGTACGCTTCGGTATAGGTGGAGCGCACGGTATCCGATCCGGAGTAGACAACGGCTGACCCTTCCATGAAATCTGCGTCATCCCACGTGAACTCACCTGCGTTGCGCGATGCATGGTAGAGAGCTTCTAGCTCGACCAGGGTGGAGTCATCGGTAGTGAAAGCATTGGATAGGAACATGCCGACTAGCCCATCGGTGGACAGGGAAACTGGCATTGACCAGTAAGTTTCGGCGATGGTGATACGAAGTTCAGCCGCTAGGGCACGATCTACCTCGGGGGAATTTTGGGCAGCATTGTACGCGGTGTGAGTCATGGCTTTCCTCTCTGGCTCTTGGATCTGGTTGATTGCTTCGGGCGTAGCCCTAGCCTATACCGGGAAAACGTTTTCCAACCTCATTTTGTTTGTCACGTTTTGGTAACGGAAAAGGATGGGTGGATAGTTGTTTACGCTTGCAAAATGCCCTTGGATTCTGCGCCAACTTTCGTACGCATAACTAAATAGTTCGACACCATTAGTTCGTCTCACAAAATAGTTCGCAGGATTCTGCCCATCGGTTGTTAGTTTGCCTAACAAAGTTATCAGCTCACGGCAGGTTAAAATGTTCATTGAACAAACAAAGTCGATGTTGTGTCCGGATTCGCCGACCTGCTATGTTATGTACACAACGTGCTCCAAAACCCACAAAATCCCATTTGTATGGTACATCCCAAACTAAGAGCTTTTAACCCTATGGTATGGTACAACTATGAATCCACTAAAACAACTTCGCTTACAGTCCCATCTAACTCAGCAAGAACTAGCAGACAAGATTGGAGTCACAAGACAAACTGTCATTGACACAGAGCAAGGATTATTTCCTGTCATCCCGCCTAGCATTGCTCAAACTTGCTCCCATGAAGTTCAGAAACTTTACAGGGATTGGGTCAGACAGGAGCGGCAACTTAACACAGGAAGGTTCGCTGTAAAATTAGATCATGTCCATGACTTCCAGGATTACTGTGAAGCCGTTGGTGGGTCAACCAGAGGTTTTGCCAGGGTCCTGGTTATCCAAACTTCGATCGTTAGGGATTACATTTCAAAAGGCGAGCGTTGGGGGATGATCGAAGCGGCCTTGTCGGAAACTGGAGTTCCTGTCGAAATGATCGAGTGGCTTAAAAAGTTAGATAGGGGCTGAGGACAATGACCCAAGACTGGGGCGCTGTCGAGACCGTAGGGCTTGAGAGCGGCAAAGCGAAGGCGATTGCGGCTGCGTTGGGCGACCGGTTGCCTGTCGACGCGGTTGGTTACCCCATAGGGATGCCCACAGAGCGGGCTGTAAAGGCCGTCAGGCCACCGATCGGCGTTTCGGGTAGAGAGTGGCACACCGCACTGGAGAGCGCGACAGAATATTTCCGCTTAACTTCGGGCATGGCGGAACTTACAAAGCCTGCGCTTCAAAGTGCTAGCGAACTTCCGCCCAGAGTTTGGGACTTAATTTTCCACGAAGATAACCTGGACACCTGGCACGCTGCGCTAGCGCTAAAAGGTATGATGAAGAAAGGTTCGGGGTTAACGTTCGAACAGCTTCGCGCACTGAGATACCTCACAGACGTGACCAATAGAGGTGACCTGGCACAGAAGTTAAGGAAGCTTGGGATTTCGTGGGAGGTTTACCAGAACTGGATGAGAGACGCGAAGTTCAAGGCTCAATTCCAGGCAGCGGCGGAAAGCATCCTGGACGAGGCTCAGGCCCCTGTCGCAATTGCACTGGCGAAAAGCGCCATAGACGGCAAGCTAGAAAGCATCAAGTACCTTCACCAGATCACTGGGAAGTACCAGAGCCAAGATTCGCAGAACGTTGAGAAGTTCATGGTTGGCCTTGTCGAAATTCTACAGGGCGAGTTGTCGGATTACCCCGAATTACTTCGTACAATAGCCGGGCGGCTGACGGCACTTAAAGACCGCACGATGGGCAACGATTAATGGAAAGGCAGTTTAATGGCTGAGCTATTCACACCTGACTACGGATTCGTCAAGCCGCAACCCGGCACAGGTGAACCAGCAGCGATTGAGAAAATTAACTCCAACTTCGACAAGGTTGAGAAGTGGGGTCGAGTTATCTGGGTTAACGACGGAGTGACTCCTTCGACTGCCGACCTGATCGAGGGAGCGACTGTCGCAGAAATTACATCGAGGAAAGTTTGGATTGCCAAGAAAAATCTCGGAGGCACTTTCGACAGGAAGTGGGTTGAGTACCCTTGGGCGCTTAGTGCCTACACCGATCCGCTAACTGTTTCTTCGGGGGCCTGGGCAAACGTAGGGTTCGTAACTTACGCAACTGGCCAAGGAATTAATAGTTCTGTCGCCGACCTTGTGGGAACTCGGATGGTTGCACCAATCAACGGTTGGTACGACGCAACGCTTCACATTAAGTGGCCAGGCGGCGCTTCTGGGGTTCGGGGCTGCAACTTCAACATTAACGCGACAGCAGCAAACGAAGATATCAACACTGGAAACCATGTCGCTCCGCTGGCAGGTGCGGCTGTCTACACCCATTCAAACCTTAGTAAGCTGTTGAATGCAGGCGACACGCTTAGTGCAAACGTTTTTCAGAACTCGGGTGGCAGCGTAAACTGCACCTTGATTTTCACTTGCGTGCTGACTCAGGTGGTTGGCTGATGGCTGACGAACAGAAACCACCGAGTGCTAAAGAAGTTCTCAACTTCCACAAGTACGACGATGTGGACAAGGGAAACATTTCCCACCACCACACCATTGGTCAGGGAGCCGGTCAGGTCTGTCGAGGAAAACACTTCCATGATGGAGAAGATTCTCCAAAACTTCTGGAAGGAACCATCTTCACTGGGATTATCACCAACTATAACCGGACCACGTTTAAGCAAGTTCTCGATGCGCTAGTTAAACTCGGCGCATCCGACACGACAAGTGGGTAGGTCATGGCGTATCATCGCAAAACTAAGGATGTTGACGCTCAGTTTAATCTTGATGATGCTCTGTCGACTCTCGCTGAGGCGCTTACGAAACAAGCAGACCAGCCAAATTTACTCGGTTATAAGCCGCATGAGAAGCAGGAAGAGTTCCACAAGTCCACTAGCTACGGAAGGTGGTTCCTCGGTGGAAACCGATCCGGAAAGTCAGTTGCAGGGACTGTCGAAGACCTCTGGTGGGCTACAAAACGTCATCCCTATATGCAAATACCAAGTCATCTCCAAATCCGAGGACGGGTCGTGGGAAGCGACTTCGTCAACGGCATCGAGACGACGCTCTTTCCCATCTTCAAACGATGGGTCTTGCCAAGTGATCTCATTGGCGGATCGTGGGAAGAATCGTACAGCAAGGAACTCAAGACCCTCTTCTTCGCAGATGGAAGCTTCATCGAATTCAGATCGTCAGACCAGGACCTAGTTAAGCACGCTGGAACTTCTCGCCACTTCATTCACTTTGACGAGGAACCCCCACAGGTTTATTTCGATGAGAACCTCCAACGACTAGCTGACGAGAAACTCGGCCGTTGGTGGATTACCATGACTCCTGTCGAAGGAATGACGTGGATGGCGGATACTATGTACGAGCCGGAAAAGCCTTTTCCTCCGGAGATTCTCCACATCGTTCAGGTCATTCAGAGCGATAATCCTTATCTCCCAAAAGAAAGTAGGGAGAAAGCTTTAGCATTCCTGTCGGACGATGAAAGGAGAAAGCGTGAAGAAGGACAGTTCATCGGACGTGGTGGAAAGGTACTGTCTGGATACTCAGAGCGATCGCATTTTGTGCTACCTGTCGGATGGCGACCACCAAGTGATTGGACGATATACACTTCGCAGGATCATGGCTTTAGAACTCCAGCAGCGGTTGGTTGGCACGCCGTTCACCCTAACGGTCGTAGAATAGTTACCTTCCACGAAATCTACGGAGCAGGAATTCTAGTCAAGGACATGGCTAACAGGATTCTCAGGTTTGAAGAAGAAAACAAAATTAAAGTTTTTATGAGAACTGGCGATCCAAATATGAAACAACGCAGCGGAGCGACTGGTACAAGTATACTTCACACCTACGCCATCAACGGAGTCAACATTGGTGTCGAAGGTGTTCCACGAGATGAATCAATCGGCATCGACAGGATGAACGACTACCTTCAAATCGACCCGACGACAAATGAACCTTACTGGCAGCTAACCAGGGAATGCCCGAAGCACAACTGGGAGTTCAAGAAGCTCCCCTGGAAAACTTCCTTTTCGGTTAAAAATGACCGCAAGGTAAGTGCTGTCGAAAAAGTTCAGGACAAGGACAACCACGCCTTTGATGAGTGCAAGTATTTCTTCACCTTCATGCAGGACCTTTCGACGGCTGTCGAAACTCCTGTCGCGTGGTCGAAGGACCCTTACATCAGAGGGATGCAGATTGCAGCAACTGTTCCACCCGACGCCCACAACCCGATTCAGTGGGATACGTCAGAAAGTTTTGTCTTGGATCAAATGATTCAGGACGATGGAGACTATGGATGGAGTTACGGTGATTAAGCTAATCAAGGATGGTGCGCTGCCGCATCCGGCAAAGTGCATCGTCTGTGGATTTTCTGGCCAGAGCAGATATTACTACTGGTTCAAGTACAAGGAGAAGTGGGGCCAAGTTCTGATCTGCACGACGTGTATGAAAGAAGCCGCCACGCTGGATGAGTCGTTTGTGGATTACGCAACGGTCCAGGAAATCATCAAGGTTAACTACGAGCTAAGGGCAGAGAATGACCGATTGGAACTTGCCACAGAGCGTTTTACTGACGCTTTTGCTGGGCTTGTCACTAATTTCCTTAGCGACATTGGTGGGGCTTTGCCTCCTGGTGCGGACATCTCGGACATTGAAATCCCAGAACCAGAAGCAGAACGACCTGGTGATCCTCCTGTCGAGCCAATTGTCGAGGATGGAGCTGTCTCTGTCGAACTCGACTTCGCTGGCACAATCCCTGATGACGAGCCATTCGGCAAGTTCTGAGCAGCTAATTAAGTTGATCGACAAGCAGTCAGCTTTGTTAGCATCGAAAGGCCCGCTAGAGTATCAGGCGGTGCAACTGATGAACCAAGCAAACCTTGAGGTTGTCAGTGAGGACTATGATCCTAGTGACGCTGCGGAAATTATGAGAATGAAAGAGAGGGGGTCGCTAAATGACGTCTACGGAAATGATTGGTCAGGTATCGACGAACCACAGTTCAGCATCACCGACCAAGAAAACCTTGGCGCAGGAGCCCCTTACATCGCCTAATTATCTGCTCGACTTTGAGAACTTCAAAGTTTCTGAGAAGGGAATGCAACTTGTCGCATGGATCAAAGTCCAGTTTGAGCGGTGTAAGTCAGACCGACTCAACGTCCAGCGTCAATGGGACATCAACCTTGAAATGTATAACGGACGTCAGTGGCTTGAAGTTATCGGAACTGGGGCTGACCGGAAACTGGTTACTCCCCCGGCACCTAGACACCGAGTTCGTGCGACAGTTAATCTTATCCGACCGCTCATAAGGACTGAAATTGCTAGGCAGACCTCTCAGCAGCCCACGGCTTTTGTCGTGCCAGCTTCTAGCAACGAGACGGCGATTTTTGCTGCGCAGGGTGGCGAAACTGTTTGGCGTTCGATCGTTGAGCGTAAGGATTTTCAGACTAAGGTAATGAACGACGTTGCCTTTTGGAATTCGGTGACTGGGAATGGATTTATCAAGGAAGTTTGGTCAGCCTCGATGGTTGATCCAGCTAACCAGGCAAAGAATCCTGATCCGTTTTCTGCTGAGGAAACGATTCCTGTCGCCGGTGATGTAGACCTCGGAAGTGTTCGACCTTATAATATGTTCTTTCCTGACCTGTCGGCGAAAGACATCGAGGATCAGCCTTACACTTTCGAGGCTTACATGAAGCCTATCAACTGGGTTCGTAAGTTTTTCAAGGGGATGATTACCGGTGACCTCACGCCCAACAACGGAGTCCGGGACGAAATCGAACCTAGGATGTTCCGTACCAACGGAAACGACTCTGCTCAGCCTCAGTCAGTTTTGGTTATCGAGTGCTATATTAAACCTGGTGGATGTGAGTATTTTCCTGAGGGCGGAATGGTTACGCTCGTTGGGAATGAACTCGCCCAGGTAGCGCAAGAGTATCCTTTCAGCCACGGTGAATACCCGTATGCGCATGTGCGCCATATTCCGACAGGAAAGTTCTATGGAGACAGTGTACTTGTTGACATCAATCCCCTCCAACGGGAATACAATGGGACACGCTCACACATTATTGAGTCAAAACGGCTCATGGCGAAGCCCCAGTTACTCGTGCCTAAAGGCTCAATGCAAACACGCAAATATACCTCTGAGCCGGGTGCTCTTGTCGAATATCTCCCAGGACTAGGAAAACCAGAACCTTTGCAGTTGCAGCAGTTGCCAGCTTATGTACTAAATGAGCTCCCCTTAATTAAGGGGGACATGGATGATATTTCCGGACAACATGCTCCGTCTCGCGGGATGGCC